CGACCAGAGCATGAGAAAATGCTTTGGAACCTGCCTATCACTGGCAGTGCATTTAAAAAAGTATATTTTGATCCATCACTAAACCGACAGGTATCGCTTTTTGTACCTGCGGAAGACGTTGTATTACCATACGGTGTTTCTGATATTTTCAGTTCTCCGCGTATTACGCATCGTATGCGTAAGACTAAGAATGAAATTCTGAAACTACAAGAAGCTGGGTTTTACGTAGCGGGTGATCTTGGCGACCCTGTTAAAACTCAGGATGAGATTCAAGATAAGAAAGACGAAAATACAGGGTTTACGTCTAATAATGATTCTCGTTATTTACTACTTGAATTTCATGTAGACCTTTTTATTGAGGGATGGGAAGATACTTTTGCAGGGAATTCGACTAGTAAAGTCGGGGTACCATATGTTGTAACGGTACTTAAGGACACCGGCAAGGTGCTTGCCATTCGGCGTAATTGGTTGGAAGATGATCCGACGAAACAGAGCCGACAGCATTTTGTTCACTACCAATATATTCCTGGGTTTGGTAGTTACGGTTTTGGGCTAATCCACCTTATCGGCTCCGCAGCTAAATCGGCCACGGCGCTTATCCGGCAGTTGGTGGATGCCGGCACGCTGGCGAACCTCCCTGGGGGGCTCAAGACCCGCGGGCTGCGGATCAAGAGCAGCGACGAGCCCATCCGTCCGGGCGAATTCCGCGACGTAGACATTCCCAGCGGGACCGTACGCGACAACATCATGCCGCTGCCGTACAAGGAGCCCTCGCAGACGCTCCTGGCCTTGCTCAATCAGATTGTTGAGGAAGCACGACGGTTTGCGGCTACCGCTGACCTGAAGGTCTCTGACATGAGCGCGCAGGCGCCGGTAGGGACCACGTTAGCGCTGCTTGAGCGAATGCTTAAAGTGATGAGCGCTGTGCAGGCGCGGATTCACTATACGATGAAGCAAGAGCTTAAGCTTATTGCTAATATTATTCGGGATCATGCGGACCCTAACTATGACTACGATACTGAAGATGGGCATATGCGTGCCCGTAGGGAGGACTTCAGTATTGCGGAAGTAATCCCAGTAAGTGATCCTAATGCTGCAACAATGTCGCAACGCATTGTGCAGTATCAAGCAGTGATGCAGCTTGCGCAAGGTGCTCCGCAGATTTATAACTTACCACAACTTCATAGACAGATGTTGGAGGTTATTGGCATTAAAAATGCTGAGAAGCTGGTACCGCTTCCTGAGGACATGAAACCCATGGACCCTGTTGCGGAGAACATGAATATTTTAATGATGAAGCCGATCAAGGCGTTTGCGTATCAAGATCATGATGCACACATGGCTGTGCATCAGTTGTTCATGCAAGACCCGAAGGTAGCCGCTGCGATTGGGCAGAATCCCGCTGCACAGCAAATGTCCGCTGCCATGATGGCGCATATTGCGGAACACGCAGCATATGCGTACCGGCTTCAGATTGAACAGCAGCTTGGCGTGCCATTGCCTGAGTATAAAGAAGATACTAACTCGGCGCCGGTTGATGCAGATGTTGAAAAACGGTTTGCTCCGTTAATTGCGCAAGCTGCGCAGCGTACCATGACTATGAATCAGGCTATGGCAGCGCAACAACAGAACCAGCAAGCTGCACAGAATCCTGAGTTACAGTTAAAACAGGCCGAGATGATGCTGAAAGAAAAAGAGTCGCAACGCAAGGCACAGAATGACCAGTTTGATTATCAGATAGCCTTGCAACGCGCGGAGCTTGAAAAGAAACGTATTGAGTTGGAAGCGGCAGTGGCAGCGGCGAAGCTACAGGGCGCGAAAGATAAGGCTGACCAAGATCGTCGGGTTAAGGCAAATATTGAAGTAATGAAAGCTATTTCTAAGAATTCTCAAAGGAGCGCTCGGTGAACGAGTTAAAAGTATTACTGATTCTCAGACAAAAAGTTAGAGACCGCATGAATAATTTAGCAGACGAAGCTGCTACAGGAAACTGCGCTTCTTTTGAAGAATACAAATCTCTGTGTGGGCAAATTCAAGGTCTAGCCTACGCAGAGCGTGAAATCTTAGACCTTGCAGAGCAAATGGAGCGCAATAATGAGTGAACCTATGCCTTCTAAACTTCCTGTACCGCAAGGATACAATATTCTTTGCGCGGTGCCAGAAATCGAAGATAAGTTTGAAAGTGGTATCATAAAGGCGGACAAAACTATTCACAATGAAATGGTGCTTGCTTCAGTACTTTTTGTACTGAAGGTCGGCCCCGATGCATACAAAGATCGCAATAAGTTTAGCTATCCTTGGTGCAAAGAAGGTGATTTTGTGGTTGTACGTCCAAATTCGGGTACTCGCATCAAGATTTTTGGTAAAGAGTTCAGGTTGATTACTGACGATCAAGTTGAAGCTACGGTTGACGACCCTCGTGGCATTAGTCGCGCTTAAGGAGATAAAAAATGGTTGACAAAGTTGAGTTTACTTTTCCTGATGAACAGGAAGAGAAAAATGTTACAGAACCTGTTGATAACAGTAATCAGCCAGAGCTTGAAGTCGTAGACGATACGCCTGAAGAAGATCGTGGACGTAAACCTCTTGAAAAAGAAGTTGTAGAACCGACTGAAGAAGAACTTGCAGCATATAGTGATAAAGTAAAAGCACGTATTAGTGAGCTTACTCACGCACGACATGATGAGCGTAGGCGCAGAGAACAGTTAGAGCGCGAGTATCAAGAGGCTATGCGTGCTGCGCAGGCGCTGGCTGAAGAGAACAGGCGTATCCAACAGCAGTTGGCTCAAACAACCACAACTTCTGCATCCCACTACAAAGAGCTTGCGCAAGCCAGACTTGATCGAGCCAAGGCGAAGCTCCGTGCTGCGCATGAAGCTGGGGATACGGATACTTTCGTAGAGGCGCAGCAGGAGGTAGCTGCCGCTGTCTTGGATGTGGAACGAGCGAAATACGTTTCGCAGCCCCCCTTGCAGTCACAATCTTTTTCTGGTAACGTACCATCCAACGCACCGGAGCGCCAGCCCGCTGTACCCCAGACTCAAGTCACGGTTGATCCGCGAGCTAGTAGTTGGAGGGAAAGCAATCCGTGGTTTGGACAAGACCCGGAAATGACGGCTTTTGCGCTCGGTGTGCATAATCGACTAGTACAGTCTGGTGTGAATCCCGCGAGTGAAGAATACTACTCTGCGCTAAATAAACGGATTCGGGAAGTGTTCCCATCGGCTTTTAAGGATACTACGACTCCTTCTAAGCCCGCACCTTCTACTGTCGTAGCGCCTGTGACACGATCTTCGGCACCGAAGAAAATCGTGCTAACCAAATCTCAGGTAGCTGTGGCTAATCGCCTCGGCGTCCCCCTTGAAATGTACGCTCGCCAAGTGGCGGCACTGAAGGAGCAAGAGAATGCCCGATGATCGTACTCCGCGCGCAGCGGAAACTCGTACTGCAAAGCGTAGGTGGCGACCTGCGAGTGTTCTTCCTGATGTGCAGCCTAAGCCTGGGTACTCGTATCGGTGGGTTATGACGCACTTGACTGGCGAAGCACAGCCTACCAATATTTCGCAGCGTCTTCGTGAAGGGTATGAACCTGTAAACGTCAAAGATCATCCTGAGTTGCAGCTTGAAGCTAATGTTAAAGGCGAAATTCAAATTGGTGGTCTGATGCTGTGCAAGATGCCGTTAGAGATGGCACAAGAACGCGCGGCTTATTATGAAAGCCAAGCAAACAATCAAATCTCTGCCGTCAATAACAAGTTTATGGGTCAAAGTGATCCTCGAATGCCTGTTTTTGCTGAACAGCAAACTGGTACCTCGCGGGGTAGCTTTGGTAATGGTTCTTAATAGGAGTTAAAATGCCTGCTGTTGCTTCTCCCTACGGGCTTATTCCCGTCAATATGATTGGTGGTCAACCTTTTAACGGTGGGTCGATTCGTGAAGTCGATATGACCGTGAACAGCGCGACTGCTATTTATACCGGCGACGTTATCCTTATTGGTGCTGTGTCTGCTGGGCAACCCTCGGCTGCGACCGCCACTGTGACTACCTCTACTGGTGGAGTCATGGGTGTTTGTGTTGGTGTTAGCTACGTGGACCCCACACTCAAATATGTGGTGCACACGCAATACTTGCCAGCCAATGCTGTAAACAGCGGTTACACTCAGATCAAAATCAAGGTCTGTGACGACCCGGATCAGCTTTACCAGATTCAGGGTGCTGGTTCGATTGCAGCTACTACGCGCGGCTATCAGGCTGCGTTGGGTAACTTCGGTGGTAGTACCACTACTGGTAGGTCTACTATTCATCTTCTTGCCCCGGCGCGTACTGCTACTTTGGCTATGCGTGTGGTGGATTTTGTTGATCCCGGTAGTGCATTCACTGATGTGATTGTTAAGTTTAACACCGGCGTTCACATGTACGACTCTACCACTGTTACCGCCGCGTAAGGAGTAAATTATGCCTATTTCTCGTTCTCAATTACTTAAGGAACTCCTGCCTGGGTTAAATGCCCTGTTTGGTATGGAGTACAAGCGTTACGGTGAAGAGCATCGTGAAATCTACGAAGTGGAATCTTCGGAGCGTAGCTTTGAAGAAGAATTGAAGCTGAGTGGGTTTGCTGCGGCGCCTAGCAAGACCGAAGGTGCGGCTATCGCTTACGATAACGCGCAGGAAGCTTGGACGGCTCGCTATACGCACGAGACCATCGCGCTTGGTTTCGCCATCACCGAAGAGGCGATGGAAGACAACCTATATGATGCGTTGTCTACTCGCTACACGAAGGCTCTGGCTCGCGCTATGGCCTACACTAAGCAGGTCAAGGCTGCGAATGTTCTAAACAACGGCTTTAACCAGAACTTCCTCGGAGGGGATGGTGTTTCGTTGTTTGGTACGAATGGCTCTGGCGTTGTGGTTAATCACCCGCTGGTCAACGGTGGTACTAATGCCAACCGTCCTGCTGTTGGTGTGGACCTGAACGAAACGGCCCTTGAAGCGGCGGTTATCCAAATTGCTGCTTGGACCGATGAGCGTGGGCTGCTGATCGCTGCTAAACCGCGTAAGCTGGTGGTTCCTCCGTCGCTGATGTTCGTTGCGAAGCGTATTCTTGACACGGATAACCGTGTTGGGACCGCTGACAACGATCTGAACGCGATTAAGTCCATGAGTGCTATTCCTGGTGGGTTCACTGTCAACCACTGGCTGACTGATCCTAATGCATGGTTCATGCTTACGGATGTGCCCAACGGGTTGAAGCACTTTGAACGTGTTAAGATGACTACCAGTATGGATGGTGATTTTGATACTGGCAATGTGCGCTACAAGGCGCGCGAGCGGTATTCGTTCGGTTATTCGGACCCGCTTGGTGTTTGGGGCTCTCCTGGCTCCAACTAA